ACTGGACCAGATGATAATCCTACTCCAATGAGTGATGGTCGAGTTGGTACAGCTATGATACAAGAGTTTCGTTTCAATCAATATTGTGAACGACTACAAAAGTATATTAGCCAAAAGCTAGATGAAGAATTTAAGTTATTCTTACGTTGGAGAGGTTTGAATATTGATAGTGGTTTATTTCAATTGCAATTTAATCCACCACAAAACTTTGCCGCTTATCGCCAAAGTGAATTAGATACTGCACGTATTGGTTCATTTACTGCAATTGAACAGTATCCATATATATCTAAACGTTTTGCTATGGAACGATTCTTGGGCTTAACTGAAGAAGAAATTAGTAAGAACGAAAAAATGTGGCGTGAAGAAAATGATAAAGAGATTGAGATTGAGCCACAAGGTAGTGATTTGCGTAGTATTGGTGTATCAGTGGGTGATATTGAAGCTGATGCACAAACTGGCGAAGATATGAATGCCCCTGAGCCAGAATCTGGTTTAGATGATATGGAAGTAGCCGGACCGGTTGGACAAGCAGGCGGTATGGCAGGTAATGTACCGGGTGGTGCTCCTGGACAGATTTAAGATAAATAAACATATGAAATTATTTGAGATGTTTGACGCCGCTATTCCTGGTTACCAAGATGTTGAGTCTGATAACAGCAAACCAAAATGGAGAGAAAGCCGTAAAACTAAATTAACATTACGTCAGATACGCAAATTACGTAAGATGAATGATGTTAGAAATTATGAAAAAGCAAACTCTTTAAAGAAAATTCATGCACAATATGCTCAGCCTAATCCTGAGCAACCTCAAGTATAAGTTAAAAACTTTATACTAAATCTCCCAAATTTAACAAAAACGTAAAAAAACAGCACTTATTGTGCTGTTTTCCTGACTACGCACTAAATAATTCTACAAAGCCATTTACTTAGGAGAACATTCAATGGATAATAAAAAATTTGAACAACTTATTGATTTGATTATCAATGAGAACGAAGAACAAGCTAAAGCATTGTTTCATGATATCGTGGTTGAAAAGTCACGTGAAATTTATGAAACAATGATGGATGAAGAGCAAATGATGAATCAACCATCTGGTCAAGTACAAGATTTACTAGACGAGATTGGTAGTGAAGAAGAAGGATTGTCTGAAGAGGATGATGAATCCGATATTGAATTTGACGATGAAGCTGAAGAAGACGGTGAAGACTTTACACACGACTTAGAAGCTGACCACGACGAAGAAGGTGGCGAAGAAGGTTTAGAAGACCGTGTTGTTGACCTAGAAGACAAATTAGACCAATTAATGGCTGAGTTTGAAGATATCATGGGTGGTGATGCTGATGCAGATATGGAAGCTGATGCAGATGAATTTGCAGCCGACGAAGAAGGTGCAGAAGATGCATTTGGTGATGAAGAAGCCATGATGGAAGCTATCACATTGAAGAAAGTTGCTGTAACACACGGTGACAATGGTGTTCAAACAAAGAGCCCAGGTTTATCAAACAGTGGTCAAGCTGGAATGGATAGCAAGCCAGTTAAGTTCAGTGGTCAATCTGAAGCAGTTCCAACAGGACCAAAAGGACCTAGCAATGCTTATTCTAAAGGTGAGACAAGTGTAAAGGGTTCAGGATCATTTAAGAATGCTCCAGCTCAAAATAACTTTAGTGAAAAGGGTGAATCTACACCTAAACCAGTCACTAAAGACGAAGCAGGTAAAGTTCGTAGTCCAGTAGCAGAGTCACGTAGAACTACTGCTAAAAGACGCATTTAAGGAATCTGAGAGCAATGGCTTTGTATCTCAAGGAGCATCTGACATTTGACCGAGCCGGTATGGTTGTTGAATCTGTCAGTGAAGGCGACAAGAAGAACCTTTATATGAAAGGGATCTTCATTCAGGGCGGGGTAAAGAACGCAAATGAGCGTGTTTACCCCGTGTCTGAAATTGAGTCTGCTGTTCAAACTCTAAATGAGCAAATTACAAGTGGTTACTCTGTATTGGGTGAAGTAGATCACCCAGATGACTTAAAGATTAACTTAGACCGTGTATCACATATGATTACTAGTATGTGGATGGATGGTGCTAATGGTTTCGGAAAGTTAAAGATTTTACCAACTCCAATGGGTGAATTAGTTAAGACTATGCTGGAGAGTGGTGTGAAACTCGGCGTTTCAAGTCGTGGTAGCGGTAACGTGAATGACATGGACGGCAAAGTGAGTGACTTTGAAATAGTCACTGTGGATATTGTTGCACAACCTAGTGCACCCAATGCTTATCCTAAAGCAATCTATGAAGGCATGATGAATATGAAGCATGGTCATAGAATGTTGGATATTGCAAAAGATGCACAGGGCAACAAGAAGGTACAGAGATATCTGAAAGATGAAGTGGTTCGTCTTATCAAGGATCTCAAAATTAACAAAGGGGATTAAGCATGTTAGATGCTATCAAACCATTACTTGAGAGTGGATTAATCAACGAAGAAACCGGTGTCGCTATAAACGAGGCATGGGAATCTAAGTTGAATGAAGCTCGTGAGCAAGTACGTGCAGAATTAAGAGAAGAATTCGCACAACGTTATGAACACGACAGATACGTGATGGTAGAAGCCCTTGATAAAATGGTCAGTGAAGGTCTACGTTCTGAAATTGAAGAATTCCAGAATGAAAGACAGGCAATGAACGAAGACCGCGTTAAAGCTCAACATAAATTGCGTGAGAACGCAACTAAATTCAACGATTTTATGGTTACTAAACTAGCTGAAGAAATCAAAGAATTGCGTGGTGAGCGTAAACTACAAATGGAAAGTCAGCAAAAGTTAGAACAATTTATTGTTCACGCTTTGGCACGTGAAATTAAAGAATTCACACAAGACAAACAAGCTGTGGTTGAAGCAAAGGTTAAGTTAGTTGCTGAAGGTCGTAAACAATTAGAAGCATTGAAAGCACGTTTTGTCGCTGAATCTGCAAAAAGATTGACTACGGTTGTCACAAGCCAACTCAAGGGTGAATTAGGCCAATTGAAAGAAGACATTAAAATTGCTCGTGAGAACAATTTTGGTCGTCGTATTTTTGAAAGCTTTGCAAGTGAATTCAGCGTCACTCACTTAAGTGAGAAAGCAGAAACACGTAAGCTAATGGCACAGCTAGAAGAAAAAGAAATACAACTAGCCGAATCCATCAAACAAATCAACAACGGTAAAAAGTTAGTTGAATCAAAAGAACGTGAAGTTCGCATTATCAAAGAGTCTAATATTCGTGAAAAAACAATGGGCGGTTTACTCGCTACATTGAACGAAGAAAAGGCTGCAGTAATGCAGAACTTACTAGAAAGCGTGCAAACACCAAAATTGCAAGCCGCTTTCGATAAGTATCTACCAGCAGTTCTAAATACTGGCGCTGTTAAAAAGACTGTAAAGTCTAACTTAACTGAGTCAACTATTACTGAAGTTACTGGGGATAAAGCTGCCAAACAAGAAGTTGATATGGAACAACGTGATAACGTTATAGATATCAAACGTCTGGCAGGGCTTTAAAAAAAAGACATCATTTAGGAGAAATATAAAATGTCAAAAGTACTCTTAGAAAGCCGTTGGGACGAGACCAAAGAAGCTCTGTTAGAAGGCTTAAAAGGAACTCGCCGTTCAACAATGGGTGTTATTTTAGAAAACACCAAAAAACAGTTACTAGCTGAATCTTCAGCCGGTACAACAACAGCTGGTAATATCGCTACACTAAATCGTGTGATTCTTCCAGTTATCCGTCGTGTTATGCCAACCGTTATCGCTAACGAATTGGTTGGCGTTCAGCCAATGACTGGCCCAGTTGGTCAGATCCATACACTACGTGTTCGTTATGCTCAATCACTAACAGATAATAGTGCGGCTCAAACTAGCGTTACAGCTGGTCAAGAAGCATTAAGTCCATTCTTGATTGCTCAAGCATATTCACGTACTCCATATGGTACTGATACTACATCAAGCTATACTGCTAACGATACTGCTGCCCTAGAAGGCAACGGTGGTAAGCAAATCAGCGTTCAAATTCTACGTCAAGCTGTTGAAGCTAAATCACGTAAATTGCAAGCACGTTGGACATTTGAAGCGGCTCAAGACGCTCAATCACAACATGGTATTGACGTTGAAGCAGAAATTATGGCCGCTCTAGCACAAGAAATTACTGCTGAGATTGATCAAGAAATTCTCTTGTCATTACGTACTCTAGCATCTACAGAGTATACATACAACCAAGCTACTGTATCTGGTACAGCTACTTACGTTGGTGACGAACACGCTGCCTTGGCTGTTCTAATCAACCGTGTTGCTAACTTGATCGCCCAACGTACACGTCGTGGCGCAGGTAACTGGGCTGTTGTTTCTAGCGCGGCATTGACAGTATTGCAATCTGCAACTACTTCAGCTTTTGCTCGTACAACAGAAGGTACTTTCGAAGCTCCAACTAACACTAAGTTCGTTGGTACATTGAACGGCGCTATGCGTGTGTTCGTTGACTCTTATGCTCCTGATACTACACCAGTATTGGTTGGCTATAAAGGTTCTTCAGAGACTGATGCAGCCGCATTCTATTGCCCATACATTCCATTGATGAGCAGTGGAGTTGTTCTAGATCCATCAACATTCGAACCAGTCGT